ACCCTTTCATAAACTCGTTACAATCCATTTGCAAGAATCGGATTGTACCGTCGTTCGAAAAGTATTCTGTGTCGCTAATTTTTATCATAATTGTTTATTTAAAATTTATTTGAAATCTTATCTTGTTCTGTTTGCTCGAAAAGTAAAGACTTTATTTCAAAATTAATAAACTCTTCCCCTTTTTTTACAATTTTCTTTTCAATTGATAATTTATAAATATCTCTATCATTAAATAAATACTTCTTTTGTAGACAATCAATAAACGGTTTTAAGCAGTTATCTATGTCTGAAAGTACATTGCTATAACCAACTACTAAATTAATTGAATACGGAGGTTTAGGGAGCGATATTTTAGGGAGTATCAGCATTAATGTAGCAATATAAGCATCGTATTTTTTAGTTCTGAATTTACGCCCTCTAAATGCTTCGTTTGCCGATAATGGTTTTATAGATAGTTCAATCATGCTAGTTCCTCCGATAATAACGATTAGCACCCAAAACATCAACCAATAACGCTTGACTGTACAATTTTTCTTGCATAGTTCTAAATTCAATCGAGTCGTCATGCAATCTGTGGCAATCACGGCACATTATAACCAAATTGTTAGGTTCAGTTATATACTCAGGGAATAAAGAACGTGGTAATAAATGACACAAATCGTTTGCAGGTGTACCACACAAAACGCATTGCTTCGGATGTAGTTTTTTATACTCGGATAAAATACTTTCTTTTCGGTTTTTCTTACTCATTTCCTTTTATTCTTTTCAATCGTTTGTTTTAAATTAAAAATAACATCTCTAAGCTCTTTGTTTTCCTCACGCAATAGCCTAATTGTTTCATCCTTTCCACGTATTAAGCTCCAAAAACCGTTTGTTTGCCTATTTAAACGCTCAATTTGCGATTCTAATCTGTTTTTCATAGATTCGTATAGGTTGGAGTGCGTTCGTGTCGCAAATTTGCCTCTAATGCGTTTCTGTTTTTCTGTGAATAGTCCCATGATAGATTTATTTATTTTTTTACAATAAAAGGCTATTCAATATAATCTTTATTTAGTTTAAGAATTATTTTTTCACGTTCAACGATAGGGAGCTTTTCAAATAGCTGTTCAATCAAGCTACTGCTATCAAACTCTTCTTTTCTGTAATAAATTATATCACTTAATACATCGGAAAGACTTGAAATAAATGTACTGTCAATATCGGATTTTGGAGGTAATATTGTTTTACCGTTTTCGTCTTTTGAATAAATTCTTTTTTCAATATCTTCTTCGATATTTACATTGTCTGCTTTTACAATAAAATAAAAGCCGTAAATTCACAAAATCAAACATTTCTGCACCAACTGAAATTTTAGTAAGTTGGTTGCAGAATGAATTGAAATTAATTCCTTTCGGTGAATGGGAAATTGTAATTCAAAAGCCAAAGCGAAACAACGACCAAAACGCTTGCTTACATGGATGGTTGAAATGTATTGACGAACACACCGGGCAAGGCATTAAAGAACTTTACAAGTACTATTGTGAAAAGTATAATTCAAAGTACTCTGAGCATTTTACTTACTTTAAATCAGGTGTTATGGATAGCGGTGCAACTTCAAAAATGAAAATGAATGAATTTGCAGAGTTTTTAACAAACATTCAATCCGAAGCATCAACCGAGTTTGGCATAACACTACCAACACGTGATAGCATTTATTACCAACAATTTTACGAACAATATATCAGATGACAGAATTACTAGAAGAAATTAGAACCACCAACTGCATGTCAACAAAGATGTGCGACTTAGTTAAGAGATTACAAATAGAATTAAACAAAGTCAAATCTGAAAAACAGATTTTAGAATCTAAAATATTAAAATTTTACAAAATGTTCGATATTTGGGATCATTTAGAAGATGGTGGTTTTGTAAAAGGTAAGTATGAAGAACATTTTAATATGCAAATTAATGAAAATTTATATATTTAATCATGGAATTACAAATACAATATAGAACTCCAGATGAAAAACATGTAACTATTAGAGTAGGGTTTATGGAATATGTTATTACTCAAGAAGCATATATTCAGATTATTAAACCAGTAATGAGAATAGATGGTGATGGATCTGATTACATAAAAGCTAGAAATAAAACTATAATAGAGTACTTTATTAATGGACCTAAAGAACAATTTAGTTGGTAATGGCTAGTACATCAGAATATGAACAACAACAGTTTTGGAAGGATACAGACCCCTGGAAGGAATTTGCTAAAGCATTAAGTGATTATATGAATATTAGATATGATCCTAAATATTATAAATCAGCTTTAAGCATGTTAACAGAGAATCATAAGAATGATAATCCTACACCCTATGTATGGAAATTAATGGATAACTATGAATATCATAAAAATAAATTAGATAAAGATGTTACTAATTGAAGATGATTTTATTAAATACTGGAAAGTTAGAAAATCTAATATCTCTTTATCTGATATAAATAATTACAGAATACTATATAATATAATCTTAAATAACTTAGAAAAAACAATAAATGAGAACAAAAAGTAAGAATTTCAATGATGATCAGATTAAGGGTATTCTACCTGATGGATCTATCTACCTAAAAATGGGTGTAACTAAGAAACATTATAATGATAAACTAGATTATGATGATATGAATCATATTAATGATAAGTTACTTATGATTGAAAAAATTAACAAATTTTATTTATTAACAGGAACTAGTCCTATAACTGAAGAATAGTGTAAATAAATTTGGATTTGTCCTTAGAATAGTGTATATTTGTATGTACTTTAGTTTAAAAGCTAATCATCAGGGTATCACCCAATAAGTTAAAACCTGGTTAGAAGTTGGTTTGTAGTCCGCACTCTTGAAATAATAGAGATTATAGCAGATGAGATTTCACCGATAGGTACAAAAAAAGTTATAAATGAAATTCTATAACTGCTACAAAGGGTATGAAGTATCCCCCTGAATTAACAGGATTAAAGTAAGCAGTGGCCTAATTACTAGGAACGGTTAAAGACAGATAGATATAAGTTTATAATTAATCCACCAACTAGAGTTAAATCTAGAAGGGGATTATTATTTCTTAGAATAAGTATTATAATTAACTTAATTATATAATAAATTTGGTTATAATAATTAAATTAGTTATATTTGTAATATGGAATTCAAACTTAAACTCCCTATAACTCAAAAAACTAAATATCTTATTCAGATGTTAAATCCTATTATGGGTAATTTAACAAATAAAGAAATTGAAATTTTAGTTGTTATTGTAGATAAAAATATTTCTATCATCAATAGAAATTCTAGAACAGATATTCGTATGTCATTAAATATGGATAAATTTAACTTTAATAACTACATTAAAAATTTAGTTACTAAGAAAGTATTACAACAAGTAGATAGATTAACAATTAAAGTTAATCCTAATATCCTACATATTTTAAAACATGATTCAGTTAACTTAAGTTTTGTATAATGAATTCAACTAAAAGTAATATCTATGAAGAAATATTAGATGAAATTAAAGATGAATTTGGTTTATCTAAAATTGAATTAGAAAGAATATGTGATTCACAATTTAGAGTAATTAGAGATACAATGTCTAATAGAGAAGGTAAGGTAGTTCAATTAATTTATTTAGGTAAGTTTAGACCTACTGTACATAATAGAGATTATGTTGAACGTTTAAAGTTAAAAGAAGATGAGCAAGCTTAAAGAAATATTAAATGGATTTTCAAACCTAGTTTGGCCTAACCCTAGAATTGAAAAAATTGCACATGATCGTGCAATAATTTGTGCAGATTGTGATACTAATATTAGTAATTTTTGTAGTACTCAAAAAGGAGGATGTGGTTGTTTTATTCCAGCTAAAACTTCCAGTGAATATTCAAAGTGCCCTAAAGGTAAGTGGTAATGGATAATATAAATAAAAATTATATACCAAAAGATCAAGGAATTTATATGATTTGGTCCAGTATAAAACCAGATTATTATTATTTTGGATCTTCTACAAGTATTAGAAGAAGATATAACGAACATCTTTCTTATTTTAAAAGAGGTAAGCATCATAATATTAAATTACAAAATCATATTAATAAATATGGTTTAAATGATTTAAATTTTTGTGTACATATTGTAGACAATTCTTTAAGTAATGTAGAGTTAAGAAAATTAGAACAAAAAGAAATATTATATTTTAATACTTTTAAAAAAGGATTTAATTTAACTGAAAATACAGAACATCCTATAATGTCGGATGAAGGAAGATTAAGAGTAAGTTTAAAAGCTAAAGAAAGACAATCTACTCAAGAATATAAAAATAAACTAGCATTAAAATACAGAGGTACTAAATCTACATCTTCTAAACTAACAAAAGAAAATATAGAATATATTAGAAAAAAGGCAATAATAAAAGGTATTAAATGCATGAATATTCGTATATTAGCAAAAGAATTAAATGTATGTACTTGGACAATTCAAAGAATGTTGAGAGGTAGAACTTACAAAAACGATTAACATGGTAGTAGAACTAGAATACATATCTCTTCACCCACCATCTAAGAAGTTAAAAAGCTTAGCCGGTAGAATACCTATGTTTGTTACTCAAAAGAAATTATTTATTATTGAGAATATGCATATTGAAGAACATGTTGAAAAAGGAGTTATACTACCTAAGTTCACTACTTGTAAATATGACAATGAGTATTATAAAATAAATAAAGCTTATAAGGAATTAAAACAAAAATATTTTACACCAATTACTATTAAAGGATTTGGGAAATAATGCATAAACAAATATTTGCTCAACCATATGATGCTTTAGTTTCTATAGGAGTAGGTTCTATAGAATCACAACTTAAAATACTTAAGAAAAAGTATGATATTATAGAATATGCAGATAATACTTGGTTAGGTTTATGTAATCATCAATATTCTGAAAAGTTAGAAAGAAATGTTTTTTATATAATTGTTAGTTCTTCTAATACAGATAAAAAGAAATACTGGAATACAATTTCACATGAGATCTCTCATTTAATTCAAGAAATATTAGAACATAAATCTATATTCTTTCATAGAGGTAAGGCTAATGAACCATATGCATACTTAAATGGGTATCTTATGGGGGAGCTATTTGAATTCTTTGAAAAGGAATATAATAAAATAAATAAATAAATGATAGATAAATTAAGGCTGATATATTATAAACTCTTAATTAAGATTTTAGATAGATTTACTAAAACTAAATTTTATAAAAAAAGTTATGGTTCACCTATAGAATATAGAATGGATTATAGAATTTTACAGTTAAGTGTAAAGTATAATATTTTGTATACTACAATGTATCCTGAAAAAGTACAAATAGATTGTTTAGAATCTTGTGGAATTCCAGAATTTGAAAAAGCTGTTCAAGAAACTGTATTATTTATTCAGGATAATAAAATGCAAAAAGTTATATGATAAAGATTATTGACTTAAAAGATAATAAAATTATTATAGCTCCAGAATGTTTAGCTATTGAGCCGTTTAAGTCTATTTGGGAAAAAGATAAATCTAAAGATAAGACTCAAGCATTTAATATCATTACTTATATATGGTATTACACTTCATATAATTCTCCATTTTTTCAACACAATAATACAGATAGACATAAATTAATTACAGGACATATTATTAAAGATGATAAGTTTAAAGTAACTAAAGAACTTCAAGAAGCTATTACTGTATTTGAAAAGATTAATACTACTCCAGCAATGAAGTTATTTAGAGCTGTTCAGGAATCTATTAACAAGATGGAAGAGTTCTTTAAAACAGCTGAATACAATGAAGATAGTATTACTAAAATACAGAAAGCAATTATAGACATGCCTAAAATGCAAGAAGCTGTACAAAGTGCTTTAAACAACTGTCAAAAGGAACAAAGTTCTGGAAACAAGGTTAGAGGTGATGTTGAATTAGGCCTATTTGAATAATATGGAAATATCTAAAGGAACAATAAAAGAAGGTGATAAATTTAATTTATTAACAGCATTATATTATATACGAGATAATATTACTGAATTTAAATCATCTAGACATAAATCAGGTAAAGAAATAAAACATTCTAAAATTTGGAAATTCCAATGTGATTGTAGTAATATAATAGAAGCTGAACAATATTCAGTTAAATCTGGAAAAAAGAAATCTTGTGGTTGTGATAGATCTAAAAATTTAATTCAAAGAAATATTAATAATAGAAAACCTTTTGGTTATGCTTCTAGAAAACAATTGTTAAGTAAATATATTTATTCTGCAAAAAGTAGAGAATTATCTTTTGAATTATCTGAAGAACAATTTAACTGGTTAACAATACAAAATTGTTCTTATTGTGGAGTAGAACCATTAGGATTAATTAAGACCGAAAAAACTAATGGTAATTATAAATATAATGGTATAGATAGAGTAGATTCCAAACAAAGTTATACTTTTGAGAACTGTGTACCATGTTGTAAATTTTGTAATATGGCCAAAAGAGAATATCCAATAGAAGAATTTTTAGCATGGATTGAAAGATTAAAAACATTTAATAATATATTATGATTATACATAATCCTTATATTCCAATAATAAATAAATTTGAATGTTCAAGTGAATTTAGTTATTTAGCTAAATTTTTTGAAGAAAATGAACGTTATACTAATACAATAAAAGGAACTATTGAATATGTAAAATTTTGGGAAGATGTTAAAGAAAAATGTATTAACGGCTTTACAAACAGTAAAGGTATTTCAATAACTGGTCCACATTTTACCTATTTAAATTTTTGTAGAATTGAATTACAAAATTTAAAAACAAAAAAGAAAGAAGCAGGATTTCCAAGATTTGTAGATTTAGATTTTGAATATTTTCATATGATTGAATATTGTAGGAAAAATGAAAAATCTTTTATATGTGTTAAAGGACGAAGACAAGGTTACTCATTTAAAGCTGCTGCTGTTTGCACTAATGAATTTCTATTTTATCCTAAATCTAAAAGTATAATTGGTGCTTTTTTATCTAATTATAGTATGGGTACTATGGGTATGGTTTTAGAAAATCTAAACTTTATAAATACACATACAGAATTTAGAAAACAAAGAAACCCTGACCTTAAAGATTTTATAACAGCTAGGTATAAAGCTAAAATTGGTGGAATAGATGTTTGGAAAGGGATACAGTCTAATATTCAAGCAATCACATTTAAAGATAGACCTGAAGCAGCAGTAGGTAAATCAGCAACATGGTTAGTACTTGATGAAGCAGGTATTTTCCCTAACATAACTGATACTTATGGATACACAGAACCACTTATAAAAGATGGTTCAACATATACAGGTTGTGCTTTAATTTTTGGATCATCAGGTGATATGGATAGTGGTAGTAAATACTTCTATGAAATGTTTACAAATCCAGCAAAATATAATATGCTTACTTTTGAGGATCCTTTTAACCCAAACGCTGTAACAGGTTATTTTAGTTCCGCAGCTAAAGGAAGGCAGGGAAGATGTTTAAATCCAAAATCACCTTTTTATCAACAATATATGATTGATGAAGAAGGTAATTCAAATATTCAAGCAGCTATAGATGATATAGAATTTTTAAGGCAAGGTAGTAAAACAGGATTAGACCCAAAAGCTTTACATAATATAACAACACAATTTCCACTCACTTGGAAAGAAGCTTTTTTAAGAAATAAAGGTAATGTTTTTGGTTCTCCTGAAATGTTAGAATGGTTAGGTCATTTAGAAAATACCCCTAGTCTTAGAGGTCAGGCTCAAAAAGGAGAATTGTTTTTTGATGATGGATTAGTTAAATGGAGACCAAATAATGAATTAAATTATATTACAGATTTTCCATTAAGAAAAGATCCTAAATCAGGTGAATCATTTTCAACAGATAGTTGTGTTGTAATTTGGGAACACCCTGAAAAATATGAAAATGGTGAAATTCCTAATTATTTATATATTGCAGGATGTGACCCATATGATATGGATCATTCTGAAGTTGGTTCATTGGGATCATTTTTTGTATATAAAAGATTTTATAGAGCAGATAGGACACATGATATTATTGTTGCAGAGTATACTTCTAGACCAGAAACTGCTGATAATTTTTATGAAGTGTGTAGAAAATTATGTATATATTATAATTCTAAATGTTTATATGAAAATCAATTAAAAGGATTTAAAGTATATTTTGAAACTAAAAATAGTTTAAATTATCTATGTGAGCAACCAGGTATTATTAAAGACATTGTTAAAGATTCTAAAGTTCAACGTGGTTATGGTATTCATATGAATAGAGGAACAGGTGGAGCAACAGGAATTAAAGATCAATGTGAATTATATTTAAAAAAATGGTTATATGAAGAAATTAGTGGTGAGATTGAAGGAACTAAACAACTTAGGTTTCAAACAATAAAATCTATACCTCTACTTAAAGAACTAATAGCCTATGATCGTGAAATAAACACTGATAGAGTTATTGCAATAATGTTATGCGTATTACAAACATATGAGTTACATAGAATACATGTAGAAGAGCTATCAAATATAACATCATCTTCGAGCTTCTATCTAGATAAAATATGGAAAAAAGGACTTATATTGAATAGAAAGAATTTACCATTTAATCCAAGTACAAACTAATGAGTCAAGATATATATGCCAACTTAGGTGGCCAAAACTTACCACAACAAAAATTACTCATGTCTCAAAAAGACAAAGAATGGGGTAAATCTTGTATTAATTATTATTCAAATTATAGATATACTAATGGTAGTAATTTACGATCTGATAGATTTAGAAAATTAATTAATTATGATTTATATAATGGTAAAGTTAATCATAAAGATATTGAAGCAATTTGTGATCCATTGGGTGTTAATACTTCAAATACATTTTCAGCTAGATTTCAACATTATGATATTATATCTGAACCAATTAGGTTACTTATTGGTGAAGAAACAAAAAGACCAGATAATCACATTGTAATTACAGAATCACCAGATGATATTAATAGAAAAACTTCAGCAATTAAAGAAAAAATTTTTCAGAGTTTACAACAAAATTTGGCTTACCAAATTGATCCTAATGCTGATTCTAACAACCCTCCTCAGTTACCTGATGAAATCATTAAACATGAAAAATACACGCCGTCAGATATAATTGAATCTAAAGCTAATAAGATATTAAAAGTTTTAAAAAAGAAACTTAATACTAAATTATTATTTAGTCAAGGGTGGAAAGATGCATTAATTGCAGGAGAAGAAATATATTGGGTTGGTATTGAGAATGGAGAAGTTTCTATGCGAAGAGTTAATCCTGTTAACTTAACAGTTATACTTGATGGAGATACTACTTTCATAGATGATGCTATTGCTGTTGTGGAAGAAAGAATGTTGGCAATTAATACAATATTGGATGAATACGGAGATATATTAAGTAAAGACGATATTGAAAAATTAGAAAATTATACTAGAGGAACATTTGGTTCATTTAATACTGCTGGGGGATTTGAACCTCAATTTGATGTAGTTAATGGTCAAAATACTTTTGCAGGAGTAACTCCAACAAATGCATATAATGGAAATAATAGTAATAATTATTCTATTAGAGTGACTAGAGTTGAGTGGAAATCTATGAAAAAGGTAGGCACACTAACTTGGACAGATGACGATAATGTTATAAATACTGAAACAGTAGATGAGTTTTTTAATCTTAGAATATTTAAACAAGCTTTTTTAGATGCTCAAATAAAGTGGGAATGGATAAATGAAGCTTGGGAGGGTGTTAAAATTGGATTAGATATATTCACAGATATTAAACCTAAACCAAATCAAAGAAGAAGATTAGATAATCCATATTTTTGTAAATTAGGTTATACAGGATTTATATATGAAGCTACAAATTCACAATCAGTTAGTTTAATTGATAGATTAAAACCTTATCAATATTTATATGATATTATTGCTTATAGATTAGAGATTGCATTTGCATCTGATCAAGGTAAAAAATTTATAATGGATTTAGCTCAAATACCTGAACAACATGGTATTGATTTAGATAGATGGATGTATTATCTTAAAGAGATGAATATTGCCTTCATTAATAGTTTTGAAGAAGGAAAAAAAGGAATGGCCCAGGGCCAATTAGCTAATAAGTTTAATCAGTTTCAAGCAATTGATTTAAGCCTTAGTCAATCTATCCAACAATATATAAACATGTTGGATTATATTAAACAACAAGTTGCGTTTGTATCAGGTGTAACTCCTCAACGTTTAGGAGCAATTAATAATTCAGAATTAGTAGGTAATGTAGAAAGATCTGTTAATCAATCTTCTTTAATTACAGAATACTTGTATGAAGCACATGCCGAAGTTAAACGTAGAGGATATACTGCAATGATTGAAGTAGCTAAAATTGCATATAAAAAAGGATTAAGTGCTCAATATGTATTAGATGATATGGGTATAGAAATGTTAAATTTAGAAGAAAATGAATTTGAATCTTCTGAGTTTAATGTATTTGTAACTAATAACTCTAAAGATCTTGAATTAAAAGCTAAATTAGATCAATTAGTTCAAGTAGCATTACAATCTGAAAAAATAGATTTATCAGCAATTGTTGAAACATTAATGAATGATTCTCCTAGAGATATAGTAAGGTTATTACAACGTAAAGAAGAAGAATTCTATAAACGTCAAGCTGACCAAGGTAAAGCTCAACAAGAACATGAAATAAAAGTTGAGCAATTACAACAACAAATGCATTCTGAACAAGTTGAATTAGATCATTTGAAACTTGAACAAGATAGATATATTGCTGAATTAAATAATGAAACTAAATTAACAATTGCTCAAATTGCAGTTTATAATCGTCAAGAAAATCTTGATTTAAATCAAAATTCTATCCCTGATCCAATAGAAATTGGAAAACAGGCAATAGAACAACAACGTTTACAAAGTGATATATTTTTAAAACAACATATTGAACAAAATAAATTAAAACAACATGATTCTAAAATGGAGATTGAAAGACAAAAAATATCTTCTAAAGAAAAATTAGAACAGTTAAAAATTAAACAAATTGAAGTTCAAAATAAATCACAAGAAAAAATAGCTAAAGAATCTAATAGAATTAAGGAAAAAGAAATTGCTATGAAAAAACAAGCTTTAAATAAAAGATCTTCAAAATGATAATATACAAAATAACTAATTTAGTTAATAATAAAATCTATATTGGCCAAACTAACGGTAACCGTAAAAATTATCTAGGAGGTGGTAAAATTTTAAAATTAGCTTTTAAAAAATATGGTAGATGTAATTTTAAAAAAGAAATAATAATAGAAGGAGAATTTAATAGATTATTAACTGATGAATTAGAAAAACATTATATTAAATTATATAATTCAACAAATAAAAAAGTAGGATATAATTTAGAAAATGGTGGAGAAGGTCATCCGGGTAAAAAACATACAAATGAAACTAAACTTAAAATATCTATAGCTAATAAAGGTAAAAAGAAATCTCCTTTTTCTGAACAACATAAATTAAATATTAGTTTAGCTAAAAAAGGAATACCTCAAAATAAACCTAGAAGTAAAGAAACTATTGAAAAATTTAAAAAATCAAGATATGGTAAACCTTTAACTGAAAAACATAAAAAAGCATTAAGTATAGCAAGATTAAAATATTTAAAAGCTAAATCTAATAAACCTAAAAAATAATGAATATTCCTAATTTAAAATTAAATAAAATAAAACCTGAAGATTTTTTTGGTAAATTATTTCAACTAAGAGATGAAATTCATCTAAATCATTTAAGAGTAACTGGACCAGGTTCATTTGCTGCTCATATGGCATTAAATTCATTTTATGAAGATATATTAGAACTATTAGATGGCTTAGTTGAATCTTATCAAGGTAAATATGGTATTATTGATATTAATATTCCAAGTTCTTCTAAAGGTGATAGTATTAAATGTTTAGAAGAATTAGTAAAAATAACTGATGGAGGATCGGCTTATACAATGTTTTCAGAAACTTGGATTCAAAATCAATTAGATGAAATTAGTACTTTAACATATCAAACCTTATATAAGCTTAAAAATTTAAAATAAGATAAAGCTATAAAAAGTTATAAGATTATGTAACTTTTTCAATTTGCAAACAATAATCAAAACAGTTATATTTATAGTATATTACTAATAAGGCAAACATGAGTAAACAAAAAGGAAGTGCTCCATTAACGGAGTTTAATATTCTTGATACACCATTTGGTGAAGGTCTTGAAATGGAATTTACAGATGATTTTAAAGAAGATAATTCTGTAAATAAAACAAATTTAGATTCTGAATTAACAGATGAAGTTAATGATGTTTTAACTGACGCTACAGACAAGAGTGAAATTAAAGAGTCTAAAAAAGAAGTTAAGGAAATACCTAAAAAAGAATCAGAAGAGGAAGTTGAAGAAAGTTCTTCAGTTGAATCTAAAGAATCAAATACTCAAGAGGATTCTTCACTTAAAGTATTTGCAAGTTGGTTAGGTGATAAAGGTTTAGTAGACTATGATGAAGAGACTTTTGAAGACTCTGAAGATGGTTTAAAAAAACTAATGAGTTCTACAGTTGAAAAAGAAGTTGAAAAGTATAAACAAAGTTTACCTGAAGATGTACATAAACTTGTAGAATTTGTTGAAGCTGGGGGTAATCCTAAAGACTTTATGAGTGTTTATTATAATGAAAGTTCTTGGTCAGATTTTAAATTAGAAGATGATAAAGATCACAAAATTGTATTAAAAGAATATCTTAAAGCTCAAGGTGAGGATGAAGAAGAAATTACTGAAACAATAGATACTTATGAAGTATCTGGAATTTTAGAGAAAAAAGCTAAAGCAGCATTAATTAAATTACAAAATGCTGAAAAAGGTTATCAAGAACAATTAGTAGAAGTTCAAAAAAAGTATAACCTTGAACAAAAGGAATTAGCTAAAAAACAATATGATGATTTTAAATCTAAATTGTTTGCAAAAGAAGAGATACAAGGATTTAAATTAACCCCAAAAATGAAAGAAAATCTTTGGGATTTTATTATGAAGCCGGATAAAACTGGTAAAACAGGATTACAAAAACATAATGAAACTAATGAAAATGCCCAATTTATGTATGCTTATTTAGCAATGAATGATTGGAATTTAGAAAAATTAGAAAAACAAGTAAAAAATAAAGTTAACTCTGATCTTGCAAATAAACTATCAAATATAAAAGATAGTAGAAGTAAGTTAAAAACTGGACAAAGTGATTCATTTAGTCAAGAAAAATCATCAGGAAACTTTAGTGCATTTAGACAAGCACTAGATAAAGGTCTTCTATAATAGAACAATTATAAACAATATAATAAAATAAAAATGCAAATTAGTCCATTACAAATAACAAACATGAATTGGCATGCGGGTCTTACTCAAGATTCACATTTGTCCACATTCTTTTTAACTGAACCAGCTATTGCTAGTCAGGTTATTACTCGTATTTATAACAAACAAAATGGTTATAAAAATGCTCTATCATTCTTAACTGGTGGTATGGGTAAATCTAAAGAAATTGATGGTATTCAATATCGTTGGAATATCATAGGTGATTCACGTAGAGCAATTTCAATTACTCGTGCAGCTTTTGATGCAGCTACTAATGTTGGTATCAATGCTACCACTTTTAAAATTGGAGTAGGTGAAAAATGGTTTTCAGAAGGTGACGTTTTACTTTTTGATAATCCTGATTATAAAGCACGAGTAATTTCTGAACCTATTTATGATGGTTCTGATTATATTTTAGTTTGTCAGTTAGTAACTGCTGATATTACTAAATCTGTACCTTCTGCCCTTTTAGCTGTTGGTAAAGAAGTATCTAAAGAATACAACTTGGTAGAACATGATCATTCTCGCACATCTGGTGAAACACATTATGCAACACCAATGATGTTAGAAAATTTCATGTCTACATTACGTAAAAAATATTCTGTAACAGGTGCTGCTCATAGTCGTGTTATGGTTATTTCAATGTTAAATCCTGAAACTAATGAAAAAACAAACACTTGGGTAAAATACGCTGAGTGGGAATTTTGGAAACAATTCATGGATGAGATTGAAATTATGTTAATGTTTGGTGAATCAAATATTAAAACAAATGGTACAACTGATTTAAAAGGTGCTTCAGGAAATACAATTTATTCTGGTGCTGGATTAGAAGGTCAAATTGCTCCAGGTAATAAACGTTTATATACTACTTTATCTGAAAAAACTATTCGTGATTTCATGGGAGATTTAGCATATAATGGTACTGAAGATGGTCCTCGTGAATATGTAGCATTATGTGGTCGTGAATTTATGAATTTATTTGATCAAGCAATGAAACGTTCAGCTTCAGCTTTCAACTTAGTAGATAGTAAATTTATTGCTGGATCTGGTCAAAATTTAGAACTTCAAGGTCAATTTATGACTTATACAGGTTTAAATGGTGATAAGATTACATTAAAAGAGTACAAACCATATAATGATACTGTAAGAAATCGTTTGTTACATCCTCAAACTGGTAAACCAGCTGAGTCTTATAAAGCAACTTTTTTAAATTTCAAATCTTATAATAAAGGAGAGCCAAATATTCAAAAAGTGTATTCTAAAGATCGTGAAATGGTAACTACTTATATTGAAGGAATGTACGGACCTTATGGACCTAAGAAGAATGGTTCATCTGCAAGTTCAGTAGATGGTTACACATTTGAAGCAATGACAGAATGTGGTATCATGTTACGTGACCCTAGTGATGCTGCTCAACTTGTGCTTGACAGTTCGTCTATATCTTAATTTGTAAAAATATTAAATATTAGTTGCATATTAATGTAAAAACATTATATTAGTATGCAACTAAATATTAAAAATATGTTTATATATAAATTAACTAATACTTTAAATAATAAAATTTACATTGGATTAACTACAGAAAAAATTTCTGAAAGATGTAGAAAAAGAATAGCTGAAGCTAAATATAGAGATTCTAGAAATTCATATATTTTAAATGCTATTAGAAAACACGGTTCAGAAGTATTTAAAGTTGAACAAATAGATACAGCTATTACATTAGAAGAACTTCAACAAAAAGAAATATTTTATATTCAACAATATAATTCTACAAATAGAAAAATAGGATATAATTTAACTAAAGGTGGTGAAGGTAATTTAGGATTAAAGATGTCTGATGAAACTAAGGAAAAAATTAGACAAAAACAATTAGGTAATAAATGGTCAGATGAAAGAAAAATAAAACATTCTGAAATTTTAAAATCTAAAAATATTGATTATTCTAAAGCTGTTGAGAATTGTAAATTACATAATTTAAAAACAAGTAAAAAAGTAGGAGAATATGATTTAAATTTAATATTAATTAAAAGTTATACAAGTATTTCAGAAGTTTGGCATAAATTAAATATAACAAGAGGTACTATAGATTATTACCTAAAACTTGATAAAAATGGAAATTATAGAATCCTAAATAATAAAATCTATAAAATTTTAAACTAATAAAGGCAAATTATTAAAAAATGGAAGAACAATTAAGACAGTATGTTATTAGACCTATCATACGTAATAAATTTTCAGGTCAATCTTATTATCAAAAAACTTATACTGTAATTGCTGGGGCCCAATTAAGTCAAAATGGACTTTATAAAACAGGTTTATCAGTTACTGATCAAGAACATTTTGAAAAAGAATTAAATTTACCAAAAGGAACTCTAAATGCAAGAAATAGTGAATTTTGGGGAGACATGGAAGTTAGGCTTAGAAATGACAAATTAACTATTTTTAATATAGTTAATGGTTATGATGAATTAAAATTTAAAATGTTACAACAACATGATTGGATAGCTAATACTGAACATGATGTTGTTGGAAACTCAACAGCTAGATTTTATATTTATGATCCAGAAGCAGCTAGTAAAATTGAAGATGCTAAAATGGAATTTGAATTTGCAGCTATGGAAGCTTTCCATAATACAACTATCGAAGAAAGAAGAGGTCTATTAAGAATTTATGGTAAAAAAGGAGTAGACTCAATGTCTGAAACAATGGTTAAAACTGAATTATTTAAAGAAGTTAAAAAGGACTTTAAAGAATTTATAAGATTATCTAAAGCCAAAGACACCCCAATAAGAGCACTGATAGAATCTTTAATTGAAAAAGATATTCTTAAAAAGAAAGGTACATATTTTTATAATGGTGAAGATTTACTAGGTAGTTCAACAGATGAGGTAGTAAGTTATTTATCAGATATTAAAAATCAAGCAGTAAAATTAGCTTTAGAAGGAAAATTAAAACCTAAAAAACAAAAAGCTGAGTAATGACTATTCAAGAGTTACACCAAGAATTTAAATTTAGACTAGATAAATTAGATGCTTTAAATTATCCTAATTTTCTAACTGAAGAAATAGATTTGGTATTAAATAATGCTCAAGATAGGTTAATTAAACAAAGATATGGTTTTAATAATAATAAAAGACAATCTTTTGAAGAGACTGAAAAAAGGACAGAGGATTTAAAAAATATTACTATTAACTCAATATTAACACCATTAGCGTATTCTGTTGATAATATTGATAGTAATGCAAGATTTGTTAATCTACCAACTAATCATTGGTTTACAATACAAGAAAGAGCAGGAATAACTTGCACCGTTTGTGGAGCATCTTCAACTCAAAGAGTTGAAGTTATACCAATAACACATGCAGAAGCTTCAAAATCTTTAAAAGATCCTTTTGCTAAACCTAATAATGAAAAAGTATTAAGATTAACAATTGATGGTAAGGTTGAATTAATATCTAATTGCACAATTGTAGATTATCAATTAAGATATATTAAACAACCAATTACTATGAATATAACAACAAATACTACTTGTGAATTATCAGAGCATATTCACAATGAATTAGTAGATGTTGCGGTAGGAATTGCTTTAGAAGGAATAGAGGGAAAAAGAACACAATCATTTAATCCTTTGATTAATAATACAAACGAATAATAAAAAAATATTAAAATAAAATGGCAGCAATAGAATACCCAAAAACATATTTTTTAGGAACAAATTTAATTAATCCTAAAGTATATTATACAACAATAAAAAATCTTATAGATACAGTAAATGGTATAACTGATGGGACATACTCCATTACTAATTTTAGCACCACAACATTAACTGCTACAACTGCTAATATTAGTTTAGAAGTAATTAAACCTACAGCAGTAGCCATTAATGCTACAGCTACAGCCACAGCTGCTGAAATTGTATCAGGTTATATTACATCAACTAGTGCAGCAGCTACTGCTATAACTACCCCTACAGCAACTGCAATTGGTGCTTTAATAGGTGCTGTAAGAGGTACTCAATTTAATTTAGTAATTGATAATTCAGCCGGTGCTAATACAGTAACTTTAACATTAGATGCAAGTATTGCAGTAGTAACACCAGCAATTACAGGTGGAGCTACATTAACAGTATCTACTGCAAATGCAATTGGTATATTTAAACTAGTATTTACTAGTGCTACTGCTGCTAAAATATTTAGAATAGCTTAATAAATAATAATAAATTAAAAAAATTAAAACAAATGTCAATTCATAAAGTAACAAACGTTTTCGTAGGTGATGGTTCTGCATTAGAAGCAGATGTAAACACACTAACTCCAGGTAAATTAGGTTTATTTGGTCAAAATCAATCAATTTTAGCTTCTGCATATTCTGCTGGAGGAGCTTCTGAGTCTATTACAGTAAGTAAAACATTTGCTGATGGTACTTTCAAAAAATCAATGTCAATTAATGGACGTTCAGTACAATCTGCTCGTGCAGAAAGATATAAACCAGCAGCTCGTGAAGTTTGGGCAGTAGGTCATAATCGTGTAGGTTCTGTAAATGCAGGAACTATTGAAGTAAATAATGCTACAGAATATACAATGACTATTCGTTTTAAAAATGATAAGTCATTTTATTCAGAAAGACCAGAAACTTTACGTATTCAATTTACATCTAGTGCTACTGCTACTCAATTATCAATTGCTACACAAATAGCAGCTGCTATTAATAATGGTGGTTTTAAATCTCTAATTACTGCTGTAGTAATAGGTGATGGTACTGGTGTATTAGGTTTAACTTCAGCAACAGATTATGGTGTTGAAATTTATGCTAATGATATTAATCAATTTGCATCTAGTACTTTTAAAGAAAATAGAGTATATTTCTCTTGTCATATAGATGATTCAACAGGATTTGGTACTACTACAACTTGTACTCAAATTCAAGCAAATTCTTATGGTGAAGGAACTTATAATTATATTTATAATAAAGAAAATTATGAGTATCAATATGAAGGATTAAGTAATCGTAGATTATGGCCAACACAAACTGTAGAATTTGGTGTTAGTTCAACTGGTTATTTATCCGGTAATGTGGCAGCAGCTGCTACATCTCCAACAGGTAACGTATCTGCTGTTGCAGTAGGTGACGATACTTTAACATTTGCTACAGCTACAACTGGATTTAGAGCAGGAGAAATAATTACTGTAAATGGTGTTCAATATGAAATTCTTTATATTATAAGTTCTACAGTAGTTCGTATTAAAGGTTTAGCTACAGCAGTTTATGCTGGTGGAGCAGCAGTTAAAGTAAAATATTTTTACAATTTAATTGTAATAACTTTTGCAGATACTACCTTTGCATCTGGTGCAGATGCTATGGCTTTAGCTACAAAATCAATATATATTGCAACTCCAGCAATTGACGCAGGTGCAGCTGATCCATTTGATACAACTGGTGATTCTGCGGATACTTCTACTGAAGGTATATCTTTACTAAGTAAATTGAATACTTGGTTAGCTAGTACTCCAGCAGCCCCTGCAACATTAACTTTTGCATAGTTCTTATGCATAGTTACTTATTATACCAAAGACTGGTATATCAATCTTTAAAGCCTTAATTAGTATAATAAGCCCCTGGTTTTCTTCCTTAAAGTTTCCAGGGGCTTTATTTATTTATTCAATACAATTAAAAATGTTATCATTAAATTTTGAAATATGTCAAAGTAATAATTGTCAAAATCTTACTTTTACAGAAACAACTGGAGCATATAATGCTACTTATAATTTAGGTGGTTATGGTTCTCCAAATATAGAAACATCAGATGTTTTAACAGCTGTTTTGATTATAACTAGCCCATCTGGAATAGAATATCCTCAAATTGATTTATATTCAACTGGTGATTTTCCTACTGATAGTTTAACAGATGAAGGTTACGTAATAACACTTATACCAGACACTTCATTAGAAGATGGTGAATGGACATTTACATATGCAATATCAACATTTGATGAAGAATATACTAAAACTATAACAAAACTATTATTTTGTAATGCTAATTGTTGTGTAAGTACAATGTTAAGTAATTTACAATTAAATGATACATGTGATTCTTGTAAACCAACAGAACAATCAATGGATTATTTAAAAATTTGGACTTTTTTACAAAGTTTAAAAAAAGCCGCATATTGTGGAGATGTAGATAATTTTACAAATTTATTAAAAATAATTAACAAATTATGTAAAAATAAAGGTTGTAAAACTTGCAATTAACAAATAAAAACCTTATATTAGTATAATATGTGTGATTGTTGTGAAAAAATAATAGTTCAAAATGAAATAGGTGTACCTGGACCAGAGGGTCCACCTGGTACTCCTGCTGAAAATGCTTGGAGTCTTGATGGTAATTCTGAAGGATCTCAGAAATATTTTGGTACAAATGATAATTATGATATACCACTATATACTAATGGTGTTCAATTTGGATTATTTGATACATCTGGAAATACTGGATTAGGTAAAACATCTAGTTTAGGAGCTAGGCTTCATATTAAAGGCGTTGATTCTACTTCTGGCAACTTTTTAATAAAAGGAGATGATTCATCTAATGGATCACTATTTTATGTTAATAATGCAGGTAATACCAAAATAACACCGACAGGAACTGGGACAATAGCATTAGAGATAAATACAAGAAGTACTCAAGATGCTATAATAACATTAGCAACTAATTCGGCAGCTTCCGCAAGAGCTAAGATTTATGTAGATGATACAAGTAATTTTCTTAATTTTTATACTGTTAATAATGACAGTATTTTTTGGAATGGTGTTGGTTTAGCTCAAGTAAAAACACTTACTTTATTTACAAATAATACGGCCAAGTTTGAATCTAATTTAGGAATAGGAGCAAATCCTATAACTAATTATAGATTAGTAACAATGGGTAGAGACTTATTAAGTAGTGCATATGCTTTTCAGGCTTTAGATTCTGGATCTACAAATATCCTTAAATCACGAAATGATGGATATAATGTATTTAGAGCAGTTAATGCTGCTATTTTGGATGCCGATTTGGCCAATAATGAATTATCATTTTATATAAATGAGGCTGGAAATAGTCTTATATTTAAAGTTAAATACTCTACAGGAACAGTAAAAACAACAACATTAGCGTTAATATAATTATGGAATTTGAAGTAGTAAAAATAGAATATATAAATAAACCTCAAATAAAAGATCAAGATACATTAATACAATTTGTTAATGTTACTGTAGGTGTTGTAGGTTGTCCATATACTCAATTTAAAGCAATTGATACATATGAAATTGATTTTCCCAATACAGGATTAGATGCTTTACAAATTGAACAGTTTGTAGATAGTAAAGCTGAAATATTAGCTTTAGAAAAATATCCAAATATTGATTAATGAAAAAAGAAATAATAAAAAAATTAGAATTGTCTGAAAAAGAAGCTCAAGCTTTATTAAATATAATAGATATTGCAATAAAATCTAAAGGGTTAGATTTAGCAGAATCAGGATTATATTTTTATCAGAAAATAAAAAATACTTTTAATACTAAATAAATGTGTGATTCTTGTAATGAAATAACAATACCTGTTGGACCTACAGGACCCACAGGGGCAACTGGAGCAACTGGAGCTGCTGGTAGTAATGGAACTAATGGTACAAACGGAACTAATGGTACTAATGGTACAACTATATTATATTCATATAACAGTACTACAGGTGTAGGTACTCCAAGTGGATTAACCGAAACTACATTATTTACATATAATATACCAGCTAATACTCTAGTAAATAATGGAGATGAATTAGAATTATATACTTATTATGAATATCTTGCGAATGATCCAGTTTATTTAAGAATTAAATTAGGATCTAAAATAGTTACCTTAACTGTTTCTAATGCAGATGATGATATTAGAATTTTAAAAGTAAAAATATCAAGAATAAGTGCAACATCTCAATTTTGGACACTGGAAGAAGTTAATAAAAAAGGAACTGTATTATTAAATACTATTTTACAAATAGATTCTTCTACTGTAAATTTAGCTACAATATTAGCTTTTGAAATTACTGGTGAAAATACAGCATCTGGTGCAAATCAAATATTATTAAAAAAAGCAACATTATATAAATATAGTTTATAATGACACAAGAAAATGTAAATATTGTATTAGCTAATACTTTAAGTTGTGTAGCAACTTTTGCTAGTAAAGTATCTAAATTATTTTCTATTGGAAACAAATGTGCTTCATTAGAATTTATAAAATTAAAAATACTTATAGATCAAATAGAATATTTAAAATGTCACGATTTTTCAACAGATGCTGTAAATTGTTTAACACAAGATGAAGCAGATATTTTATTACATGAAGTAATGGAAAGTTGTGAAATTTGTGATTGTCAATTAAATCAATAATAAATAAATAAATAAAATGGCTGAAGAATTTGGAAATCAAAGTAAAAGTTATCTATCAGAATTAGTTAGACTTAATAAATATAATTTAATAGCCTTTGGTTATGAAAAAGTATCTGTAACTGGTACAGCTATTGGATTAACCGTTCCTACAGGTGCAAAATATGCAGATATTACTTTAGAATCTACTATAACGGCAAGTGTACCTGTTAGATATCTAATATCTTCTGTACCAACAGCTACAGACGGTAAGGCAATAATTCATTTAACAACATTTGATATTGCAGGTAAACCTAATTTAGATAAAATTAAATTTATACAAACAACAGCAGGTACACATACATTACATGTTGAATATTATAGATAATTATTGATTATGAGTAATCAATCAATCATAAAGAATCCTAGAAGGATATTTAGTCAATCTGGTAGTGGGGGTAGTTCTGGTACAATTAATTCTATTGTTGCTGGAACAAATATAACTGTTGATAACACTGATCCTGCTAATCCAATAGTTGCTTCTACAGCTACTAAAATAACAGTAGTAGCAAATTATTCTGCGTTACCTGCTGCTAATACGGTATCAGGTAAATTCTATTGGTGTTCAGCTAGTCAAGGAACTGCATGGTTACCTGGATCATTAGGTGGAACTTATTATAACTCAGGATTATATTACTCAAATGGTACAACTTGGGAATTTTTAAATGTACCCTATAATGCAACACAAGCTGAAGTAAATACTGGAACTAATGATGATAAATTTATTACACCAAATACTTTAACAAATGCTACAGTAATTACTAATAAAGCACCACTGGCATCACCTACATTTACAGGAACACCATTAGCTCCAAACGCATCATTTGGCACAAATACAACACAACTAGCTACCACGGCTTTTGTACAGGCTGCTATGCTGCCATTACAGCCTATCTTTTCAGGAAAAAGAAGAACCACTTTAAAAATAGCGATAGGTGTATCAGGGGGGTTTCAGGGTAAAATATATTACACCCCTTATTTCACATGCAAACAACATGTGGTAACAAAAATAGGTATTAATGTTACAATAGCATCTGCTGCAACAAATTGCAAATTTGCATTATATGCGGATGATGGCGGAGGACAGCCTACAGGATCTGCACTAGACTTTAGTGGAGATATTTCAACAGCAACCACGGGATTTAAAGAATATACATTTACAGGAACTCGCACATTAACTGATCCAGTTTATTGGATGGCTTTTCAAGGACAGGTTGGGGTTACATTTGAATTTGTATCGAGCGGTCCAGTAGTTTTGGAAGCAAATGGCTCAATAGGGTTTAGCCAAAATCAATCTTATGGATCATTTCCCACAGTATCAGGATTAACTACTCAAGCTCAACCAACAAATGTCTATATGATTCCTCAATAAAAAAATAATAAAATGGCATATAACGATACATACATAGCGAAATTAGACGAAAACAGAAATCCTATTTTGGATGAAAATGGGGATAAAATTATGGAGTTAGTTGAATCAATTTATGTTGAGGATGAACCAATAACATCTGAAATTGAATTAGCAAATGATAAGTTATTTGGAATTAAGTTACTAGATACTTTCTTAACAGATAACCGGGATTTAGCTGTTGCTTTTACTCCTGAAATATCTTTAGGGTTGTTACAAAAATTTGCTCCAATTAAGGCATTAGCCGAGGTTGGCGATATTAAAACTACTAAAGCGATGCTAATGTTAACTACGATTGATCCTATTTTCACTCAGGAAAGAAAAGATAAATACATACAAATGTGTAACGATCATTTAGGGATATAATGGGAATTATCTTATTAATAATAAGTATTTGGATTAAGCGATTGATCGGTAAAGTAGCTTGGTTATATAGTTCTATTAGGGCTATACATTATGGTGGTTATAAAGAGTGGTTAGAGTGGAATAAAGAATTGGCTATTGCCAATGATAGATATGGACACGTATTATTAAAATATCCATTAAATGAATTTACAATAAAAGAAGATGGTTATAAATTTGGAAATCCTAAAGAGACCATAAGTAGTGCAATAGGAAAGAATTTAGAAAAAGACAAGTTATCAAATTTTGGAAAAATAATAAATAATATTTTGAATTTTTTAGATAAAAACCATTCAATTGAATCCATAGATAATGTTGTATAAATTGTTATTAATTTTTACCATATGGTTTAATTATTCATATTGCCAAAACGATTACAAGCCATACAAAGTCTTTTTTGCAACGTCAATAGTTACAGCGGCCAGTATACCAATGTATGCTATGGTTAGTGATGATGATAAAGTAGGTAAAGTAACTTATGGAAGTATGGCTGCACTATCTGTAAGTTCTGCATTAATTGGAACTGGTTTGTACTTAAAGGTAAAAGAAAATAGAAAGCCATTTTTACATTATAGTTTAATGGCAATTGCAGGATCATTAGATGGGTTTAACGAAGAAATTACTCATCATTATGATAAGGTAAAAGTAAAAATGCCTTATCTAAATGACCAATGGTTTAATCCTTCTATTAGTTGGGCTAATAAATACAAAAACCATGATGTTAATCAGGGGCCAGCTTTTTTTGGGTCTAAAACAATATTTGTAGCTAGCACTGATGCTTATCATGCTAGTAGAGCTTTGAATAAAGTTTTTGTAATAGGAGGAATTTTTACTTTTGATAACAATAAAAGTGTAAAAAAGAGGATAAAAAATATTATATTTACATCATTAGTATACACAACATCAAAAGGATTAACACATTTATATTTTAATTAAAAATGACTACATTTAATTCAGAAAAAACAAATATTAAGTTTAATGATACTTTAAGATTAATTGGTTTAACATTTTTGTTGGCTGGAGGAATTTGGAGATTTGAGACTCGATTATCTGATATGCAATCTAGTATAGAATCTTTAAAAAAAGAATTAACTTATTCATATACAATAGAATTAATGAAAATTAATAATAGAATTGATTTATTAGAAAATAAACAACATCCAATTAGCTATATTAATCCAATAATTAACAAAGTTGAAACTAAAGAAAATAAAAATAGTAGAAAACAATACCCTCAAATATGTATGATTTCTGCAAGATCTCCAGAATTTCAAAGAAAAAGATTAGTTAATGTAAAACAATTAATATCATGAAAGATTATTTAAATTATCTATGGAACAATAAAGGAAGGTTGCTATTCCTAATAGGGTCAGTTGTATTTTATTTCTTTGTTGTTAATGAAATAAATAAATTAGCCAAGGAAAATATAAACTCTTCATACAGTCAATCTCAATGGTTAATTGTTTGTTTATATAACTTTTTGTATTCTATTGTACTTATATGTTTTTTACAAGTTTATCGTGAATATAAAAAAATTTAATATGAAGAAATTAACAATTGAAGAACTCAAATTAGAATTTAAAAAATTAGGTTATAAATGGCTTGATTTTGGAATTGTGGGAATAAGATCTAAAGAAGACCAACCTAATAAATTTGATGATTTAATAGGACTTGTAGAAAATGATACAATTACTTGGTTTACAGGTACAACTAATCCTGGTGTACATTGGTTAAAGAACTTACTTAATCCTAAAGGTGCAGCATTACTTAAACCTAATCAATATTTAGATACTTGGAAGTTAGATTTACATCAAGGTAAATATTTAGCATTATGTCAAAGAAAGAATGTTGTAGTTTATAGAGATGGAGATAAAGATAATTTTTCTGAAGAAACAGGAGTTACTGAAACAGGGTTATTTGGTATTAATATCCATAGAGCTAATCCTTCAGCTATATCTAGTATCATAGATAAATGGTCTGCTGGTTGCCAAGTGTTAAACAGTCCTACAGATTTTAATTATTTAATTAAAAGATGTGAAGAATCAAAATTAAAAGAATTTACATATACTCTTCTTAAAGAGTTTTAACCAAATATACAGAATATCAAATTATAATTATAGATAAAAAATAATATGACTAGAGAAGTTAAGAATAAATTAGCAGATCACTCAGCAACTATTGTTGGTGTAACTGTAGCAATAGCATCAGCATGGATAACTATTGATTGGACAACCTTTGATATTAAAAAAGAATGGCCTAAATTAATATTATCAGCTATTATAGCAGCGGGTGGTATAGTA